GTAAAACGGTAAGTAAAACGGTAAGCAAAAAGGTAAGTAAAACGGTTAACATTAAAGATAAGACTAAAGACAATAAGACAATATCTCCCTTACGCGTGGGAGAACTGTTTCCGGCTGATAGTTTTTTCGACAAGTCTTTGGACGATTGTTATACCGAACTTAAATCGAACCGATCATGGGCGGAAACAGTAACAATGAATACTCGTTCTTCTGGAAATCCTGATTTCACGCTAGAAGCCTTTTACGAGTGTTTGAAGCTGTTCTTTATGAAACTGCAAAATGAGGGTGAAACGACAAAATCGCCAAAAGATGCGATGTCGCACTTTGCCCGATGGTTGAAATTTGAACTTAACAACAAAAAAGATGGAAAAAGTAAGAGAACAAATACAAATCCAGAAACAGATGTTGAAGTGCGGACAATCAAGCTATGACCCCATTACATTGAAGAATTCCGCAGCCTTATTCCGTGAGTGTTGTCTATCAGCATGTTCAAAATTCAGTGTTAACGAAAGCAATCGTGAACTGATGAACGAGTTGTTTTTGTATCTTATCAGAGGGTCTAAAAAATTAGATCGCGATAAGGGATTATGGCTATATGGTCCGGTAGGTACTGGCAAATCTACAATATTAAAAATTATACAAACGTATGATAGACGCAGTAATGGGCTAGACCCAAATGGATATTATCCATCAGGAGGCTTTCCTATAGAATCGGCATCATTTGTGACAAACCAATATTGTCAAAAAGGAATTGATGGAATTTTGAAATATGATGGTTCCAATGGCATGGCTATCGGCCTTGATGAAGTTGGTAGAGAACCAAAAGTTAAGTACTATGGGACAGAAATGGATGTGATACAGTACATACTTCAAATGAGATACGACAACAGAAGAGGTTGTATAACATTCGTAACGACCAATTTACTCCCGGAAGAGATCCATTTAAAATATGGAGAATATATTGCCGATCGAGTTAACGAAATGTTTAATGTTGTGGAAATCGGAGGTAAAAGTCGGAGATAATTGTATCTTTGAGAATTATTATAAAAAAACAAAAAACATGAAAGAAAAAAAACAGCAACAAGAAGATGATAATCAAATTAATATGAACCTTCTTTACGCATCTGAATTAGAAAAAGCAGTATTGGGTACATTAATGACTGACAAAAAGGCTTATGCGTTAATAAGTGATATTCTTTGTCCAGAATCTTTTTATGAACATCGACATCAACTGATATATGCTGCAATTATTGTCCTTGCGGTTAATCAAATGCCGATAGATATTCTAACTGTAAAGGAGCAACTTAGCAAACAAGGTGAATTAGATAAAATTGGAGGAACATCTTATATAATTCACTTGAGCAGCAAAGTAGCATCATCGTCTCAAACGCAGTATCATGCCCGAATCATTGCACAAAAGTATATATCCCGCCAATTACTTGCACTTGCAACAGATATTCGCTTAAAAGTATTCGATGAAACCCAAGATGTAGAAGATTTAATCTCGGAAATCAGAGGAAAGCTAACTGATATATCCTCATTAAATACGGAACATGATTGTATTCAGATTAACCCCGTGATTGATGAAGCCTATAAACTAATTCAGAAGGCAGCTACACGAACTGATGGTTTGAGCGGTTTGGAAAGTGGATTCACTAGATTGGATAAAATAACATCTGGCTGGCAGAATGGTGATTTGATTACTATAGGAGCACGTCCTGCAATGGGAAAAACAGCATTTATTATATCTATGCTAAGAAATATGGCGGTTAACTTCAGGATTCCAGTCGCTTTGTTTTCTCTTGAAATGAATAATGTGCAGTTAGTCAATCGTCTTATCACCAATGTCTGCGAAATTCCGAGTGAAAAAATCAAGAGCGGACAGCTTGCCTGTTATGAGTGGCAACAATTGGATTATAAACTGAAAGATTTGCAGGACGCTCCTCTTTATGTGGATGACTCACCACTTATGAAAATGGATGTTTTGTGCAATAAGGCACATTATTTAGTAAAAGAAAAGGGTGTTAAGTTGATTGCTATTGACTATGTTCAATTGTTATATAATGATGTCAAATATACTGAAAATAGATATTCGGAAATTAATTACTTCACAAGAAGATTAAAATCTTTAGCAAAAGAGTTGAATATTCCTATTATTATTACATCGCAATTAAATCGGGCAATTGAATCTCGTGAGGGAATTGATGCTAAACGTCCACAGTTAATAGATTTACGTGATAGTGGTACATTATGCGATGATTCTGACTTGATTCTTTTTCTACATCGACCAGAATATTATAAAAATTTTCAAGATGATCGAGGAAACGATATGCGAGGTATGGCAGAAGTAATCATTGCTAAGCATCGTAACGGTGCAGTAGGTGAAATATTATTGCGATTCAAAGGCGAGTTCTGCCGCTTTTCAAATCTAGAGGAAGACATGTGCATTCCCATGCCTGGTGAACCAATCGGCACGATGTTTGGTTCTTCTTCAATTTCTAAAACCAAAGCGCCATCCTCTAAAGAAAATCAAATTAAAGATGAAGGTCCATTGCCTTTTTAAAATAATCGCTGAATTAATTTTCTTTTCAAGATTTTTTCTATCTTTGCAATAGAATGGTGTTGAGCCGGATTTTGAAGAAAAATCCGGCATTTGTTATTTGTAAGTTACTGAAACACTAAAGAATTCTCTTTGCTATGTCATACTTAATTTTAAAAATTAAATTTATGGCAAGTGAAGCAGTAAATAATTATATAACTAAGCGCTACGAGCGCTGGCTTGATTACTCCTTGTATCATTGTGGGCTTGCAGGTATTCCTGATGAAGCGACAGATGTCCTAAATGAGGTAATTTGTTCGCTCCTTCAAAAGAAAAACAGGTTACTGGACAAACTACTTGAAACAAGAAAGAATGGCTATACAGAGCTTGATTTCTTTGTTTTGAAGATGATAAAGCTGAATGCATCTTCTCCTACTTCACAATATCGAAGTAGATACAAGCCCCTGCCTGCGGATGATAACGTAGATTACGCGAGACTGGATATTGAAGATATTTCAGATGAACCGGAGGACAGAAATGCTGAAATATTAGAGAAACTGCATTTAGTAAGAGAGACATTTGAAAGCCTAGACCTTGGTACGGTGGCAGCCCGTGTCTTTGAGTTCCATTTCTTTCAAGACGGAAACTTTTCGGAATGGGAAGGCCCGGAAACATTGAAACAACTATATGAGATTTATAACGGAGTGCAGGAACTTATTAGAAAGAAAATTAATGGAAGTTCATTGTTCTAATTTGCAATATTATTACTTTTGGTGAAAAAATAACAAAGACATGACTACAGAAGAAAATATGATTCCAATAGAACCTTATCTCAAGGACTTTAAACAATATCTTGATGCTAATTCAAGATGCATATTATCAGCTAAATTCGGCAATGGGAAAAGCTACTTTATCAGTAGTTTTATTAAAGAATATTCAAATGATTATCTGTTCATTCCGATATATCCTGTAAATTATCAAGTAATGGATAATAAAGACATATTTGAATTGATAAAAAGGGATATATTAATTAAACTACTTTCAAGTGATGAAATTAATATCAATGAAATAGAATTAGGTACCGCTTCATTATTTTATAGTTTCTTTATGAATAATCCTAGCGACTCTATTTTAGATATTTTAGGTTTAATCCCTGATATAAATATTTGTGGTGTTGATATTAATATTGGCAATGTAATTGAAAAGTTAGGAGAAATAAAAGATAAGTTTGATAAATATAAACAAGAATTCGCTTCAGTTGATAAAACATCCGAGGAATATATCACTAAATTTGATTCATTAAAAGGCTCAATATATGAATTTGATACTATTTCGCAATTGATTTGTGATATAATCCGTGAATATAAAGAGCAGTACCCAAGTAAGCAAGTTGTATTAATCATAGAAGATCTTGATAGAATAGACCCAGGACATACTTTTAGAATCTTAAATATCTTCTCTGCTCATTTTGACAGATATACTACTGGATTAATGGAATTTGAAAAAACATGTGGAGATAACAAGTTTTGCTTAGACAAAATAATCACCGTTTGTGATATTGATAATATTAGAAATATATATTCGCATGTTTATGGAGATAAGACTGATTTCATTGGATACATAAGTAAATTCTCAAATAACCAACACTTCGACTATTCTTTGCGAGAAAATATAAAAGATTATATCATTAATAATTTATTTGATAAAAGAATACAAAAACATTCAGTATTATGTGATAGATTAGCCGCTCTAATTATTATGCATGCAGACGACCTATCCAAACCAAAATACAACTTACGATTGATAAAAGAACGTATAAAAAGAGCAGAATCTCAGATCAGGAATTACAAAATTCCATTAACAAAAGGCTTAAATGGATTAAGTTTATACTCAAAATCAGATTATACTTATTTTTTAGCTTTACTTAAAGCTTTCAAAATTGATTTTTCAAAGTTCATTGTGACTAATGATGAAGAGTTTAGAGAGTGTATGGCATGTCTTGTTGGACCATTTTGGGCTTTGGCTGAAGAAACAAATAAAAATTTGTCTTTCAATTTGAGTAAAGATAATATCACTTGTGTTCATACTTTTAGAAATGGTTATCATAGTGAAGATGTAAGTACGGCTTTCGAATATACGTTAGAAAATAAAATTATTAAAGATATACAAATACGTTTCAATGATTATCATCAAATAGGTATAAAAGTATATGACACAATAGGCTCCGTCACAAATTATCTATTAAAAAATGCTATTATATAACGGTAAGGGGTAGTTTCTTATTACTTTCACTTGCAAACTCAGAAGTAATCTGTATAACGCCAAAAGACGTTAGATTATTGTGATAATATTATAGAGCGAGGTGGGACTAAATCATAGTCTCACCTTTCTTTTTTTCATAGAAATGAGTATTCAGCATTATATTTTAAGCAAAAAGTATCATATGGGACGCAAAAGCGCATATAAAGAAGAATATAATCAGTTAGCCGAGAATTATGCCTTATTAGGGGCAACAGACAAGGAAATGGCTGATTTATTTAGTGTTACCGAGCGCACACTTAATCAATGGAAGAAAGATTATCCGGAATTTCTTCAGTCCCTAAAAAAAGGAAAAAATATTGCGGATGCCAATGTGGCATTCCGTCTTTATAACCGTGCGATTGGCTATGACTGCAAAGCCACCAAATTCGCAACATCAGAGGGAAAGATTACCGATTCGAAAGAATACATAGAACATTATCCTCCTGATACAACAGCCGCTATATTCTGGCTGAAGAACCGGCAGCCGGAGAAATGGAGAGACAAAAAAGAAGTTGATGCAAATGTGAACCTTGGTGATGAATTGGAAGGATTGAGTGACGAACAACTACAGGCTATAATTGATGGCAAAGAAGAAGAGTAAAAGACATATATTGATTCGTAAAGCAAAAGCTGCTACTATACTCCGCAAACGAATAGCAAAGAAAGACTTTTGGGCGTTTTGTTTGTACTATGATCCGAAGTTTTTCTCTAAACGTCTGTTCCTAAAAAAGGTCGCAGAAGCGTTCATGCGTGTGTATGAATCATATTCTGCCGGCATAATCTACCGTCTTGCTGTCAGTATGCCACCACGTGCCGGAAAGTCTTATATATCTTCTCTATTCATTGCCTGGATGTACGGACACTTTCCGGAAGAGTCAGTTATGCGTAACTGTTGTTCGGATACTCTCTATAATAAACTATCATACGATACTCGAGATGTTGTGAAATCTAGGCGTTTTAAAGAAATATTTCCCGATATCCATTTAAAGGGTGATAAGCAGAATGTCAAGAGCTGGAGTGTGGAAGGTGCACGACAAGTATCCTACTTCGGTGGTGGTGTTGGTGGTACCGTTATTGGATTTGGTGCATCAATGCTCGCCATGACGGATGACTTGTACAAGAGTCTGGAAGATGCATTATCGGATAATAACAATGAAAAGGTATGGTCATGGAAACAAGGTACACACGATTCCCGCATTGAAGGAAGCTGCTGTATGATTGATATTGGTACTCGCTGGTCCTCCAATGACGTTCTCGGACGTATGGAAGAAGCCGGTAAGTATAATGAAATTATCCGTATTGCGGCACTTGATGAGAACGATGAAACCTTTTGTGCCGATGTACATACTACGGAATACTACCGGGAACTTCGTTCTGAAACAGACGAAAGTATTTGGATGGCCGAGTATATGCAGGAGCCGTTCGAAGCCAAAGGGTTACTATTCCCTAAATCGTCTCTCATACGCTTCAAACTAGCCGATATTGCAGGGAAAAAACCTGATGGGACACTCGGTGCTTGTGATACAGCCGACAAGGGAGATGATGATTTTTGCGCACCATTTGCAAAGGTATTCGGACCGAAGTACTTTATTACGGACGTACTATTTACCAAAGACCCTGTAGAAGTTACAGAGCCGCGTCTGGCTCAAATGGTTATTGATACGGAGTGTGACCAGATGCGTATAGAATCAAACAACGGGGGACGTATATTCGCTATTCATGTTCGTAAACTGGTGGTAGCAGAGAAGAAAACCTGTGCAATACAGGCTCGCCCTACTACACAGCACAAAGAGACACGTATTATCATGAAGGCCGGCTGGATTAAGAAGTATTGTGCTTTCCTTGATGAATCAGAATACACTAAAGGTTCTGACTACGGGCGTTTTATGAAAGCGCTTACCAATTACAAGCGTGAAGGTGATAACTCACATGATGATGCGCCGGATGGCATGACAATACTTGCAGAGTTTGCCGAATCACTCGGATTGAAGTTGAAAAAGACCACTCGCAAGGTGGGGCGTGGATAGTGTTGTTTCTCATAATCATTTAGAGGGAATAAGTTATTAAATCGTATATCTGTAAAATTAGTTGCAATGTTGGATTACCGTTAGCTTGTTCTTGATACATCCAATATTTCACTTTTAAGATTAATTGCAGGGTGGCTATTTCTGCGCTGATTATTAAGCCCTTTGTTGATTTTTTCATAAAATATATTTTAAAATTCATCATTAGGGCTTTCAAGCTTTCTCAGAAGCGTTTTTTCTATTTTGGTTTGAATAGAGAAGGCACAATCTACCCTAAAGTCTGATTGGCTTCTGTTTCTGCGAAGGTAGAAATTGGCTTTTTAGCAATAAAGGATGATTTTACAGTGTGAGGTGAAATCTTATTTCTGCGTATATTTTAAGAGAAAAGTATATGCCAGACATTAAGGATATTTTAAAGAAAGACGACTTCGGCAGCATAGTAGGTGATTTATGCGTTGATACACGCGAGAACCGCAATCCTCGTGAGTATATGGAGGAATACAATGGAGAAAGAACTCGTCGTAAAGAATCTGTCGGATATCGTGAACCGAAGAAGATTGCTGTATATTCGGATACAGAGGTTGAAGTTGACCCTGAAACAGGGGACGAAAAGCCAAAGAGATTAGAAGATAAGACTGTTGATGTAGCCCAAACTATCACTAATCTACCCAAAAAGATTGTCCGCACTTCTGTTGCTTTTTTATTTGGTGGTGAAATGACTATCACAGCAGAAGACTCGAATGACGGATTTAGCGAGTTCAAGAAGGTTTATAAGCGAAAACTCAAGATGCAATCTGTGTTGAAAGAGTTTGCTCGCAAAGTGTTGTCTGAAACCAAAGCTGCCATTGTATTCTATCCAGTCACCAAGGACGACGGAAAAAGCCAGTTGAAGGTTAAGATTCTCTCTACTCCCAAGGATAGTAATACCGAATGTGAATTCTATCCTCATTTCGACGAGGACGACGATATGGACGGTTTTCTCTATAAATACAATGCAGAGGTCAATGGCCGTACTTGCGAATGTGTGAAAGTCTATACGAAAGATACTATCTACTCCGGTGTTATGGACGGTGTTTGGCAAGTGAAAAAGATAAAGAATCGTTTTGGCAAGATTCCGGTAGTATATGCTGAGGTCGATTGTCCGGATTGGGAAGATGTCGCTAATTTGATAGACAAGAAGGAGATGAGACTTTCACGCCTATCAGATACTAATGACTACTTTTCAGAACCGATACTGAAAACTTATGGTTTGGCTAATCTTCCGAGCAAAGAAACTGTAGGCAAAGAGTTAAACTTTACTATGGAAGTAGATGCGGATACCGGTAATGCATATCACGGTGATGCAGATTACTTAGCATGGCAACAGTCCTGTGAATCCGTAACACTTGAACTTAACCAGTTAGATGATGCAATACATTCCGGATCTTCAAGTCCTGATTTATCTATGAGTAAACTAATGGGGCTTGGCAACCTTAGTGGTACCTCACGTCGTTTTATGTTGATTGATGCAGAGATTAAGGCATCTGAACAAATGGAGATATTCGGCCCGGCAGTTCAACGTACAGTGGCAATAGTTCAGGCTGGAATGGCTAATATTACGCACACTAAATATGCATCACAATTAAAAGATAACTACATTGAGGTTGAGTTTGGTAGTATTCTCCCACAAGATCTAGCTGAAGAACTTAAGAACCTTGAAACTGCTTCTCAATTCAATAGCAAGGAAACGATTATAAAGAATTCACCATACACTGACGATGTGGAAACAGAATTGAATCGTAAGAAGCAAGACGAAAAAGAGACTGCACAGAATAATTCATTTATTGGAGCAACTTTATAATCTATGCCCGGACTTTCTTTCTACGACAAACAACATATACAGAAAATTGCTGCACAGCAGGCCGTAATAGCCAATATCTTTAATCAGTTTATACTTTCTGTTTCCCCGTATCTCCGTAAATGGTCTGATGCGGGGAAAAACAATGTATGGATAAGTAATCAGGGAATAGAGAGTGCAGTTGACCGGGAACTGCTGAATCTTGAATCAATGCTATATGCTAATATCTCTGCATTTCAAAAGGACGGTTGGGAACGAGCAGAAAGAAAGAATGATGATTTTATTTCCCAGTTCATCAAGGGAATGTCTATTTCCAGTGTAACAAAAGATGGTATGTTCGCTCATAGCTTATCTGCATTTGAAGCTCTAAAGAACGATATAGATGCTAACGGATTCAAGTTATCTGATAGAGTTTGGAATATTACGCAACAAACGAAATCGCAACTCGAATTCTATCTTGATAGTGGCGTAGTTGCCGGACGTAATGCAAACGGAATCAGTAGTGATATACGGCAAATTTTGCAAAATCCCCAAAAACGCTTTCGTAGGATCCGGAATGAGAAAGGTGAATTAGTTTTGTCTCAACCGATGAAAGATTACCACCCAGGGCAAGGGGTTTATCGTTCATCATATAAAAATGCTCTCCGGACATCTGCAACAACTACGAACATTGCTTATCGAAGTGCAGACTATGAACGTTGGAGTAAACAGGATTTTATACTAGGTATCGAAATACATCGTTCTAGCAATAACCGTGGCCCATGTAGGATATGTGATGCAATGGTCGGCAGATATCCGAAAACGTTCAAGTTTACAGGCTTTCATCCTTTTTGTATCTGCTTTGCCACTCCTATCACCATGGAGCCGGAAGATTTTGCTGATTTCTTGCTGAATGATACGGTTCCGCAAGGTCAGACTATTACGGATATTCCCCAAGCGGCAAAGGATTTTGTTGCCAAGAATAAAAACGAGCTACAATCCACTTTCTGGTATAAGGATAACTTTTTAGAAAATGAGACATCAGAAGAAAAGGAGGGACATGTAAGACAAAAAACTGAAAAACAAGAGAATGTTGTAAAACCTAAAAATGAGACATTTGATATTTATCCTACTAATAATGGGAATGTTCGAATCAGTTCACTTCATGGTAAAAATGAGAAGGAAGAAAATTTAAAAGTGGCATCCTATTTAGCGAATAAATATGGGTATGAGATTGCTTTGATAGCAAACCCTGATAATAAAAAATCCGCGGACTCATTCAATAAGACATTAAATGTGGCACAAGAATATAAAATGAATATGACGGCTACAAAAAGCTCAATAGATAATCTGCTACGTTCTGCTGCAAGACAAGCAGATAACGTGGTATTGTGGATAGAATCGGATATCTCATTGAACGAACTCAGTACAGCTATTCACAGCCGTGTAAAAAGAAGTAAAATAAAAAGTGTGACAATTGTAAGAGGTAATAAAGATAAGACTTATCATAGAGATGAGATCATACAGAATGACTTTAAAATACAACAGGCAGACCTGATATGATCAAATCTGCCTGAGGTGGGGTGTAAGCCCTTTCGGGTGAACACCGAGACAAATATACGATTTTTTTTTATAACAAACAAATTCTCAGAAGTGAGTATTTTATGGAAAAATTATATTGGCTTATATTTTAATAGAAAATCGTTATGACAATCATTGATGCAATTAAAAAGGGCTTGAAAGCCGCAGGTGTAAACGAAAAGTACGCTGCTAAGGTGCAGAAACTATTCAAAATCGAAAAGGAAGAAGATATCGACACTTATGTCGTCTTGTTCAAGGACAATATTCTTCCTGACCTTGAAGATACATCAGCAGTAGAAAAAGCGAGAAAGGATGCTATCGCTGAGTACGAGAAGAATAATGGTCTGAAGGACGGTAAACCTATCAAACCGGTTAAAAAGACAAAGAAAACGGCAAAATCCGAAGAAGATGATGAGGACGAAGACGAGGACGAAGATTTCGAAGGTTTGCCTGCTTCTGTTGTTAAGTTGTTGAAAGCTCAACAGAAGCAAATTTCCGAGTTGACCGCATCTGTTTCGACTGTCGCTTCAACACTAACAACTTCTACAAAACAGGCGTCCGCCAGAACACTGTTTGCAGAAGCGAAGCTTCCTGATAAATGGTTCAATCGTATTGATGTCAATTCTGAAACTTCTATCGAAGAGCAGATTAAAGGGTTGCAAGAAGAATACGCTGAAATCAGGCAGTCGGTAATAGATGATGAGGTCGCCGGCGGTGGCTACAAGCCTAATTCCTACAAGCCCAAAGAACGTTCAGAGAAAGAATGGCTGGAACTAATGGAGGACGAGGAAGGTGCTAATAACGGGACTGCCAGCCTTGGACTTGAAGAATAATAATTAATAATTAAAAGCTATGTTCAGAAAAAAGCAAAGTGAATTTCAGTATGCCCCCGGAATCGAAAAGATTATCGAGGACATTCAGGGTGGTGGAACTATTGCCCGTGCGGAACTGAAGGGAATCATTGATGAACTTCCTCCGCTTGTTATAGTGGGTAAGGACGCTAATGGTCTTTATCATACTGTTAAGACTGGAAGAGTTACGGCTGTTGCGGCTGCCGATGCAGTAACTATTCAGGTAGCAAAGAATCATGTGTTTAAAGTTGGGGAAGCGGTTACAATCGGCGGTGCTTTAACTGGAGCTTCCGATGTAATCTCCGCAATCGACAAGACCGCCCCGGCCTATGACACAATAACTCTTGCCGGTCCGATTGGGGCTGCGAAAGTAGATGATGTGTTAGTGCTTGTAACTGCTAAAGCTGCTGCAAAAGCCGCTAAGTTCAAGTATGTACCGGAAGTTATCACAATGAACAAGGTCGATGTAACGGTTGCTAACCAGCAATCCGGACTTCTGGTACGCGGTACTGTAAATGAGGCAGTAATGCCTTATCCAATTGACGAAGCGATGAAGGTGTTGCTTCACTTTATCCGTATTGTGTAATCCATTAATTCATAACTATATATGGAAAGAAGTTTAATTAAACAAGTGAACCGTAAGAATATGGGCGCCCGCCTTAACTCGCGTAAGGTCAAGCCGGTGTTCTTCCCTAATTTCTTCGGTGTAAAGCAGAAGAACTCTCTGAAATGGGAGACTCTTACAGGCGAAAAAGGTGCACCAGTTATCGCTGACGTTATTTCATTCGATTCTTCCGCACCGCAAAAGAAACGTGAAGTTATCGGTAAGATGTCAGGTGATATTCCTAAGACTGCTGTAAAGCGGGGTATGAACGAAAGTGATTGGAATGAATACCAGCAACTCAGCCGTGATTGTGAAGGCGATTCAGATTTGAAATCACTTCTTGACCTTGCGTTCAAAGACCAGGACTTCGTATATAACGCTGTTCGTGGTCGTTTCGAATGGTGGTGTATGCAGTTGATGTCTAAAGGTGGATTCGTCCTCAATTCAAGCAATAACAATGGTATTGTTACTGAAGAATTTGTAGGCTGTGGTATGCCTAATGAAAACAAGAAGGTTGCTGCTGTGGATTGGTCTAAGTCAACAACGGCCGACGGCTTGCAGGATATTGAAGATACCGTAGTTGCCGCTTCTGCCGAGGGTGTCACTATCAAATACGTAGTAATGCGCAAAGATAGATTTGCTCTATTGAAGAAGCAGAAGGCTGTTATTGAAAAGGTTAAGGGCTGGATTAATCAGAAAGAAAAGCTGACTATCTCCAAGAAAGTTATCAATGAGTATCTTGCCGCCCAAGAGAATACGGAAGGTGTTCAGATTGTTCTTGTAGGTCCGTCTGTTCGTATTGAGAATGCTGCTCATCAACGTATTACGATTAATCCATGGGAATCCGCTAACATTTGTTTCTTGGAAGATTTGCAGTGTGGTGACATTCAGCATGGCCCTATTGCAGCAGAGCATTCTGTTGAATACAAGAAGAAAGCTTCCACGTTGAAAAAAGACTTTGTTTTTATCAGCAAGTGGTCTGAGCTGGAACCGTTCAAAGAGTGGACTAAAGCGGAAGCTAACGCTATTCCGGTAATCAATGACCCTGATGCAATGTACATCATGAAAACTGATGGCCAGTCATGGACGGAAGGCGAAGATACTGAAAAAACAGACGAAGAGGGTTATTAATCATCTATTATGGCAACAATCAGAGAAACAATACTGGAATATCCCTCTATTGAGGATATGGAAGGCTTTTTGAAAAAGGTAGTCTTTGTAAAGCGCGGTATTAATCCCGAAGCGGAATGTACTGCTGAAAACATGAAGCAAGTCGGTCTTTGCGTTGCTGATACGTATGCCATGATGGTAAACTCACAGGATTTCAGTGAGAATAAGCTTTCTGTTACTCATCCCCGTTCTTTCTATATCCAGACTGCAAAGCAGTTGTATATAGAGAATGGGGAACCGGAGAAGGCCGGTAAGCTTGGGAAACGAATCATTATCAAGGGAAGGGCAGGGAACAAATGGTAAAACGGTATCCACATACAGCGATAGTAACTATGTCTGCTAAAGGACGGCTTGTTGACGGTGAATGGGTTCCGGGAATACCGGTTGAAATATCTGTCTCCGGACGTTATGACCCGGTAAGCGATGGAAGAATCGTTCTCAAGCGTAATTCGGCTGGTGATGAAGCGCAAGTACATGGCTATTTCTATACCAAAATGCAGCCGCCAGCTAGTAGTAAGTTTTTGCGTTTGAAAGTCGAATCAAAGGGTATTGATGTACCGGTTATCTGTTGGGAACCTTATCAATCACATTCAATAATTAATGTATGAGAAACGGTATGACACCTCTTTTCGACCAACAGTCACTAGAACGTTGGTTCGAACACTATGAAAATCGAGCAGAAGAAAGAATACTAAAACTTCTACAAAGTGCTGGTGAGAAATTTATTGAGGTGGCCCGTAAAAGAGCTTCATTCGATGACCATACGGGTAATCTTCGTTCCTCTATCGGATATGTGATTGCCAAAGACGGTGAGGTACTCACAGAGAACTTCACGGAGAGCGATAAGGGGACTGACAAGACAACTGGTAAGTACAAAGGTCGTAGGCTTGCAGAAGAAGTATCTCTTTCTCATACTGGCGGTTATGTGTTGGTTGGTGTTGCAGGAATGGAGTATGCGGCAGCAGTGGAAGCTAAAGGGTATGAGGTCGTTTCAGGAGCTAATACGCAATGTGAGAAGTATCTAAGAGATTCATTGAAATTAATTTTTAGTAAGATGTAATTATGGACGAGTTTGATGCTGTTGATATAGTTTATGATGCTGTGGTCGATGCGGATACCGATATTGTGATTTACAAGGATGCATCAGAAGCGGGTGTTACTAATGAGCATATCGTTATCAATCACCTGCAATTGAATGAGCTCGACTTCATTAATAAAGTGCCTGTTAACGTCAATATCTTTGTCCCTTTGAATGAAAACGGCATGCCCCGACGTCAGCGCATGAAGGAACTTAGGCGTAAGGTAAGGAAATCGCTTGATTCAATCAATAGCAATGACGGTACATGTAAAGAAGTGACAGTTCTCTGGAGTGTTCCAATGCCGGACTTGAAAGAGGGCTTTGCTTGTACAAATATTAGATTAGAAATTTTAATAGAACAATAATTATGGCAGGAGAAATAAGACCTATCGCTATGGGCGTAGGCAGTATTAAATTCGGAACAGTCGGTGACGGTGTTCCTGGGGCGGACCTCAAAGAATTCCCTCTTCCGACAAAAGGAAGTGTTGCATTCAACTTTGCAGACCCAAAGGAGATAAAGGTTGAAACGGAAGGGAGCGATGAACCTTTGTTTGTTGAATTCGTAAAAGATACAACAGATTATATTGAGTTCTCTATTCCTA